GAATTATAATGATTTAATTGATTTTTCAAAAATATATTCACCATATCATCAAAATAATTTAAGATTTATAGAAACTGAATCATCATTTTTTATTGGAAGTTATATGATAGTTTATGAAGCTATTAAAGGAGATGCTCTAATAGACATATTAGATAGTAGTGATACTATTAAGAAAATATTAATTACAAAAAAATTTAGAGAATTTTATGAATTTTTATGTGAAATAGGAATTGAGTATGGTTTTATTCATAATGATTTACATTTAAGGAATTTAATATATGATGAAAATACACAATCAATTAAGATTATTGATTTTGGAAGAAGCTCATTTAATAACGAATATGCGATTTTAAAAAATAATGATTTTTTATTAGAAGCTAGAAAATTAAATTTAAGAGATTTTGATGAAAATAATGTTTATGAAAGTATATTTAATAAAGGAAATAAATTCTTAAAATCATATACTTCTATAAATGGAAATTTTCTTGGAATTTTAAGCGAAATAATTAGTTTATCACTATCTTTTTATATAAATATTGAGGAATTATTTAATGATTTAAAAGTTAATTTTTCGAATTTATTGGAATTAAATATAACATCTGTTAAAATCAAATTCACACATAAAAAAGAAATTTTAAAAGAATATCTTGAAATTCTAAAAGAATTTGATGAAAAATTTTATACAAAATTTCGAGAAGTTGATGAAGATATTAAATATACAATTAGATATTTACTTGATGGATTATTTTTAGCTGCTTTATATTTTAAATTTTGTGGTTTAAAAGAAGGTGTTTATACTTATGAAAAATTAACAGAAAAAAAAATTATGAGTAAATATCGCATTTTATTAATAGATCAAGGAAAATTAGATAATTTTATATCATATGTTTGCAAATTTTTATCAACTGTAAATCCTTATTTTAAACCTTTATTATCTAAAAATTATCTTTTACAAAAATTATCAGAAGAAATAAAAACAAAAAGAGAAATAGTTAAATCATTTATTAGAAGTATTGGATTTAAAAGAGGAGGAATACAACGGAGAATAAGGAGGATTAAGAAATATTAAATTAATTTACAAAGATAAATGGTTCTATCAAATAGAGCAGTAATTTCATCAATAATATTTTGAATTTCGCAATTATTCTTAAAAGTTTTATTACGAATTCCACAGATGACTTGTCTTTCAGTTTCTAGATATTCAATAAGATTACTGATATTTGTAGTAGCGGTCATATTAATTTCAAAAATTTCTAATGGTTGTTTATTAAATCTTCCTAAATAAACTTCTAATAATTTATCAACTAAATCACTTAAACTTCCGTGAAAATCATCAAGGGTTTTATGAGTAGAATATTTCATCGTTGAAAAATGAAATAATTTAATTTGTCCTATTAATCCAAAAAAATATTCGAATAAATTCTTTGTCGCCATTTTCTATATTTATATAATCAAAAAAAAATCACATCAAATAATTCCATTCCTCATCATAGAAACATTTGTCCTCGAAATCGTCCATCACTATCTCTTCCTCTTGAAGACGAACCGCTTTGAGATATTTGAAAATTCTAAAATATTTTCGTAAAATTTTCATTTATATCATTTGTTTATAAATCTAAAAATCATTTTATTTTATTTTTCTATTTAAATAAATACAAATTAAGATATTTAAAGAATGTCTATTGAAGATATTGATTATTTAAAGAAGAATAGTATAAAAGAAAGTTTCTTATTCATCGTAGATAGTAAAGACCGAGATTTCCTCCAATATCCAGACCCAAATTATTATTCAATAAAGATGAATACACCTTTTAAAAATGTCATAGGAATTGAAGTTATTGATTATAGTATTCCAAGAACGATGTATTCAATAGATAAATATAATAATAATCTTTTTATTTATATTGCGAATAGTTCAAATGATTTCATCGTGAATAATGGTTTAGATCCGTTGAATGCTAATATGAATATATTCACGAAATTTGAAATGAGTATTGGAAATTATAATCTCTTAACTTTTATGCCTGTTTTTAATTCCTTAATGATTTCAAAATCAACGGAAGACCCTGTTAATTATCCAGTACCGATAGAAATAATAACATATAGCAATCCACCTGAATTAACGAATGTCATTACTTTCGTATGTCAAAAACCATTTATCTTAAATATGAATGATAGTTCGATGGCGGAAACTCTTGGATTTTCTATGAATATCAAAGAAGAAGATGATAATATAAAATATAAATATATAAAGAGATATGAGAATAATTTAAGATTTTTGAAAATATTTCATAGTTATTATAATGTGAAGACGGAAAGATATGAGATTACTGCTACTGGTGTTGTTTTCTTCATAGGTGAGAAATATATTACAATCAGGTCTCCTGAAATTGAGGAACATTCTTACGGTTCATTAGCATATAATAATTATAATCTTGGGATTGCTAAATTTAAGGTGAATTCGGTGGGTTTTAATGAGGAAAGATTTGAAATCCAGAAAATACCTTCGAGAGAATTTCATCCCATCGGTAAATTATCTAAATTAACATTTCGTTTTGAAGCGACGAATAACAATCTTTATGATTTTAAGGGGGTTAATCATTTAATTACATATATCATTTATTATTATTCGCCTAAATTTTCATTAACAACTGAATTTAAATCATTATTAAATCCAAATTATAAAAATAATTTTAATGATTATAATTATTATAATAAAGAACAAGAGTTAAGTGAAGAAGAAGATAATGATGAATATTCGAGAGATAAATTATTTGATTTATATAAGAAGAATGAATTGACATATAAAGAAGATTAAGATTTCAAACCTCCTTTAAAATGTTCGACATAATCGATTAAATTCTCCAAATTTTTTTCGGTGAATTGTTCATTTTTAATTAATGATGTTAGGTCTTTGGTTGTTATAGAACCTGCTGATAATCCATTTAAAACGGATTTTTCAAATGAAGTTAATTCTTTTTCAGCTTCTTTATTTTCAAATTTCTCTTGGACTATGGGAGAAGAACATCTACATCCAAAGAGAATGATAAAGAAGATTATAAATGCGAGTAATAAAGAAAACATATTTAGAATTGAATTATACTCAACCATTTTCTATTTATTAAAAATATTTATTTATTTATAGAATATGACTTCTCTTGATTTAGCGTTTGAAGAAGAATTTGAAAATACACCTCCACCTCCACCACCCCCAAAGAAAAAACCTGTTCCAGAATATCAATCTCAAATGCCTCCTCAAATGCCTCCACAAGAAACCAAAGAACGCTTCACGAATTATTATGAATATCAAGAACAACCACAACAAGTTCCACAACAAATTCCACAACGCCCTTATCAATATTCTTTTTGGGATAGAATGGTTATGTCTCGTAGAGAGGTTATGAAATTATTCATATTATCGATAGTTATAATTCTTGGAATTTCATTAGAGAAGATAGGATGTCATTATATAAATAATTATCTATCTTCAAATGATTTAACAACTTTCCAAGAATTAATGGTGCGACTATCATTCCCAATAGTAATATTCATTATTTTATGGATTATTAAATCATTATAATAAATAGAATTGATGAAGATTAAAGAACTCTTTTTTAAATTTCTTAAAATTATTTATGAGTTAATTTCAACTGAATTCACAACTCATCTTACTATCTTAAAAGATGCTCGTAAGAGGAATGAAAAACATCCTATATTTTGTAGTAATATCTCTGTAATTAGTGATATTATTATAATAATAATTTGGTTATTTTTAATAACATCTCTTTTATGGATTTTATATGAAATTATTAAAAATGTTGTTAGTTATTTCAAATTAAGTTCTTATAAATATTTCACAACACGAGAATTAACATTTGCGGATAGTCCATTATTTAAACAACTCGAAAACATCTTTTATTTGAATGATTATTTTTCGATAGATAGTCATTTTGCTATATTTATAATTACTCTCATTTTTATAATTGTTAAAATAGATATTTTTGATTATCTTTTAGAAGAAAAAAGAATAGAATATATTAAAATCTTTTGTTATATATCAATCTTTATAGGTTTTGTTTATTATCTCATTAATTATGTGAATATCACGAAGGTTGGTAAAAGAGTGAATAGTATTAATCGTCTATTTTATACGAATATAAATGTGGATTTTATAAATAAGAAGAAGATTTGTAATTATCTAACAAAGAAAAATGAATTTGATAATGATTTCGTTTATGGAAAATGTAATGATATTAAGAATAATATAAGTATCAATAGATTTTATGAATATATTAAAGAGATTATTGATGATATTGCCGAAACACATACAAAATCATTCGCAACTATTCCTCTAAAAGAATTTAAAGAATTGAAGGATAAGAATGGGATTTTATATAAGGATAAGATAGTTTCAACATTTTTCACATTCCAAATTATCAAATATTTTGTGGATAATAATTTAATAAGCGAAGCGAAGGATTTCTTTTCGGCATTTAATATGATTTATACACCTAATATTCAAATAATAAAGAAGAAGATAAATCTTGTTTTATATTTGAGGATTGGTAATTTAATGATTTTTGAAAGTCTTTATCAATTTGAAGGAGAATTGAAGAATAGTTTTTATAATGATAAGGATAAATTTGAATATATTAAATTTGAATATACGAAACTTCAAAATCAAATTCAAAAAATCGTTATTGATTTATATGATATATGTAGTTCTAAATTAATATCAATTTATATGTATTATTTCATATTATTTATACTCATCATAATTCTAATAATTATTTATCAGTTTAACATTAAAATTAAATTTCCATTCAATTAATAAGAAATGAATTTCCAAGATTTATATGATATTTATCAAAAAATAATCAAGGAAAAAGATAAATTACAAAAGAAAGTATTAATATCACAATTTATAGCAAAATTTATCGATTCAAGAAAAGAAATTATAGAAAGTTTAAGCACAAAAAAGAATAAACCATTCGAAAATAAACCTCTCGATGATATTAATAAATATTTTGATTATGATTATGATTTCAGTAAAGATGTTGATGATGAAAAATATAAGTTTGTTAAATTAGTTAA